AGACAAACTGTAAAACATTATCCACTTTCACTTGACATGTTCGTAGAGAGATGGTATAATGAGATGAGTAAGGAGATACAGAATGAGTCGTAAGGGTATACATCGTAAGTTTTCTCGCCGTCGTAAGTTGGGTTCGAAGAAGCGCAAGGCGATGAAGGACAACCGAACGAAGTGAGTGAATGTCCTGTGATGTAACGGTAACATGGGAGGCTTTGAACCTCCTCTTCTTGGTTCGAATCCAAGCGGGACAGTTTAACGGCGCGGTAGACCAACGGCAGAGTCAATTGACTCAAAATCAATACAGTGTGGGTTCGAATCCCACTCGCGCTACTTGAAAGGAATATCATGAAGATTATTACAACTATTGTTGCAGCATCTCTTGCTTTTGTGGTTCCTCAGTCCGCAAAGCCTGCTAAGATTGATTCTAAAACATTTATAGATGCAAATCTAAGCACACGACATCTAGAAACTCAGGCTACAGAAATTGGAATTGTTCTAGCTGAGGCACAAGCATTGCGGGACCTGGAAAGCGACATCATCAATATGCCGCAAACATCAACCATCACACCCGCTTCGGTTCTTGCTCTAATGGAATCTAAACGAAATAGCAACAGAGATTATTACAAGAAAAACTCTGCACCAATTATTGCTCAACTAAAAGATCGTCAACAAGTTTTGCTAGATGCAAATAAAGCAATTAAGAAGGCAGAGTACCTTGAGGATGAAGTGGAACGACTTCGTAAGAAACTTACAGAAAAGAATGGCAGTAGACGATAAAATAACGCTCCCTTAACTCAGCGGCTAGAGTGCTTCCTTTACACGGAAGAAGTCGATGGTTCGAATCCGTCAGGGAGTATTTGCGGGTATGATGTAGCGGCAACATGTGAGTTTTCCAAACTTTCCTCACGGGTTCGAATCCCGTTACCCGCTTGCGTAGTATCAGTCCAGTAGCGCACTGGGAGGCACATCTAGGGTTGCGCTGATCAGAGCATCAGTGGCAATTGAGAAGGGGTTCAAGTCCCCCACTACGCTTTCAAAAGGAGATCTTTTTTATGATCAATGTAGTAAAACTTATGGTGATTTCATCTGCTGTGTTTGCGGCTTCTGTTCCTCAAGATCCTTCATGGTGGAAGGAAGTCACAGATGATGATATGACACTTCTTGCAGTTCATATGGATAGAGCAGAAGAAATTACTCGTAGGGATTCTGCTACAGTTGCTCGTCTTTATTTTGATCATCAACTTCTTGATGCATTTGAAGAAGTAAATCGAAAGATGATTAAGGATGGCTTTACTGGTAAAGCATCACCACAAGAAATTCTTGATGCAATTGAAAACATTCGTAATGAGTTGAAGAAACTTATTGCAGAAGAAGAGCAAAAGAATAAAGTAAAAGTTGAAGAACCGAAAGATTGGCGAAATCTCGGTAAAGAAGCATGAGTAAAAAGAACTTAGACAATATCCCATCAGGAACATGTATTTGTTCTATTTGTGGTGAGAGTAAAGAAAATACGGAATACAGTTGGTATTTAACTCGTCATACAAAAGATGGATATCGTCTAAGAGTGAATACAAATTGCGATTCGTGTACCAAAACCAATGGTTCCGAACTTAGAAAAATTAAAAAGACATTACAGAAAAATCACCCAAAACCAAATTACGGTGAACCCTGTCAACTCTGCGGAAAATTAGTTTATGCAAAAGGTTCTATGCCAAATACATCAGAATGTACATGGGGACCTTGGCAGTGTGATCATGATCATACTACTAATACCTTTCGCGGTTGGATTTGTAAACCGTGTAATACTGGATTAGGATCTCTTGGAGATTCCATAGATACTATTATCTCTAATTTGCAGAGATATAAGGGGTGATAGCTCAATTGGGAGAGCGACGCCTTTGCACGGCGTAGGTTAGGAGTTCGATCCTCCTTCACTCCATTATGGTAAATGTACTTAGATATAAAATCATGTCAGAAACTACTGAAAAGGCTATTAGTAGATATTCTGAGCATACCTATTCGACTAGTTGGCTTAACCTAGTAGAAGATGAAGTGTTTTACTTGGTTCAACTAGAGGATCCATTCATCTACGAATTTTTTACTAAACATGAACTTGCATGTATGAAAGATATGCAGCGTGAAGGTAAGTGGTTAAAGAGAGTAAATGAAAAAATTGTATTCTATACTTGGCAAAAACAACCTAAATACGAAAGTATAGATTACGATAATTGTGTAAATGGCGCAGATTAATTGATATTGTTGATCTTTGTGAGCAACCCATTTGGACGGGGGTGCAAATCCCCCCGACTCCATTCGACACTATTGGCGTTCTGACGGAAACGCGGTCTTGATAAGAGATGCGCTTGCGTAAAACGGTCTATCTAGTAATCGACCGACAAAGCAAGGTAGATGGTGTAATCCATCATAGTGTCATAAACTACGGGGTCGAATAGAATCGACAAGGGGAAGTAAGCATAAGGGAGATATCCGTCACTGGCAACGAGTGTCGTTAAACAACGGTTGCAACCATAAACGCCGCACCTATGCGTCGTGCTGCCTGAAGCAGTGGGGATTGGTCCTCCCGCATCTGAACGGACTGAAAACCTCCAATCGGAGGTTTTCTTTTTTATACATATTATGGATTGATCTTTATCTTTTTCTATGTTTTTGTTATGTTTAAAAACAGGAGATAAAAAGATATGCAACCACCAAAGCCAGATGATATGAATGCCATAGAAGTATTTCTATTGCGTTATGGTATTGATATTGGATTTTTGGTATCGGGATTCTTTGGAGCATTGTTACTTGTTTCCAAGAACTCTGCACAAAAATTAAGTGCAACAATAGCATCAATCTTAGCAGGCACTGCATGTGCCAATTATCTTACACCAGTAGTGATGAGTTTTCTTCCAGATACGATTCAAAATGGAGGAAAATATGCTGTTGCATTTGTTATGGGTTTCTTGGGATTGAAAGGTTTGGAGATGATAATTGATAAATATTTTAGTGAACATGAACCAAAAAAACCAGCAAAGCGTCAAGTTGGTAAGAATAAGTCAAAGACAAAAAGAACAGTAAGAGGAAAATAAATTATGGACACGGTATATGAATACACGATGTTAATTAATTTTGTCTGCAATATTATTTTGTGTATTGCTTTTACTTTGTTTATAATTTTTGTATTTGGTAGGCCTACTTCTAAAATGCATACCCTTGGTGGCGCGCAATCATTAGGAGTTAAAATAGGATTAGCTTTCTGTACTGTTGGTGCATTGTTAAATGCATTAACCTTTAGTGATCCACCAATATCTGAATTGATATTGAACATAGGATTGGCAACCTTATTTACTTGGGCTGCGTGGTTTCATTATTTTCATTTTGTGAAGATAAAATCTAAAAAAGCGACAAGAACCAACAGAAAGAACACAAAGAAAAAATAACACAGGATCAATACTATGTTTTCTACTGAATTGATAAGTATGGTGGGTGGCGCATTTACTGGATTTCTTTTCAGATACATGGCTCAAAAAAGTCAAGATCAGAAAGAAATGTTTAATCAATTAATTCAAGCAAATAAGTTAACAACGGAAAATCAAGATAAAGCAGTACAACGAGTTTCAGTTGATGCTGGAAAATTTGTAAGAAGAATTATAGTTTTAACGGTTTTGTTTGGGGCATTTGCAGCACCTTTTATTTTACCATTTTTCGGAATACCAACATTTATTGAAGTAGATGTTAAAAATCCAGAATCTTTATTTGGATTGATTCCTGAGACGGGCAAAAAAGTATTTGTTGAACTGAATGGTTTCTTTTGGACATCCGAAAATAGACAAGTTTTATTGAGTATAGTTGGGTTTTATTTTGGATCAGCTGCTGCAAATAATAAATCATAAGGATAATCATGAAATATTTAATGCTGACATTAATATTATTTTTGGGTGCTTGTTCCACAATGCCTGAAATATTGCCAGATAATACAAGCGATAATGTTATTATGATGCAACTAAAAAATGATATCAATCAAGGAGGTCAGTTGCGACCTTCTTATGGGTGGATTTTTTGGTATGGACCTATAGCAGTATTAGCTCTTATGTGGGGTTTTAGAGAATTAATTAAAAAACCAATACCAAAAGAATGCATAGAAAAGAGCGGTGAAATTGTTATTGAAAA